ATGAGCCGCCGGATCTGCCTGACCCCCGATGAGGCGTTCGAGGCGGGGTTCGCGGAGCTGTGCGAGCACCGGCTCGGGCCGGAGACGTGCCCGCAGTGCCGCCTGACGGAGGCCGAGATCGGACGCCTGGTCGTGCTGCTGCACGGCGCTGCCCGCGCCTCGGCGCAGTCGACCACGACGGCCGCCTGACCACACAAGACGGGGCCGCGCCGGCTGGACCCCGGACAGCGACCCCTCGGCACTACCTCACCCACTTACCGAATGAGGAGACCGTGAACGCATCATCCCACCCCGGCCCGTTGCCGGATGAGAGCATGACCCGCTCCTACGACGCACTCACTGTCGAGGCGATCGCTCAGAGCGCGGTCGACCAGGCGCAGGCCGTGACCCGCGCCGAGCTACAGGACCCCTCGTCCGCGGCCTGGTTCTACGACCGGTACAGGGCCGTCGCTGCCCTGTGTGACGGACGGCCCCTTCACCACATGCTGAGCGTGGGTGAGGTTCTCGCGTCGCTGGATGGCCGGGTGCCCACCACGATGCCGCTCACCATGACGTGGGACGGCGTCATCTCCGGCCCCGCCGGTGATGGACCCGGCGAGGCGACCCTCGTCGCGTGCACCACCTCCCGCGGCGGACAGACTGCCCTCGCCCTCACCGTCGAGGAGCGTCTCGCCCTGGGCGGGCAGCTCCTCGCGACCCTCCACACCGCCGAGGCCTGCCTCACGCCCGGCTGCGGCACCCCCGCTGACGAGCTCGACGCGTCCGACCCCGAGATCTGGGGCTGGATCTGCGCCGAGGTCGCCGGGGTCGAGGGCCCGGCGCGCTGGTGGTCCTCGGCGGCGTGCCTGCATGCGGCGATCGCCGCGGCGGCCGCCGAACTCGCCGCCGTCGACGAGGCGGTCGAGGCCGACCTCGTGTACCTCGACACCCAGCACGGGGAGGGAGCGGCGGACGAGTACCTCGTCCAGGTTGCCGAGGCCTCCGAGGTGGCGCTCGAGGACGAGCGCGGCCGCGACGCCGACGAGCCCGAGGACGGAGACGACCTCCGGTGAAGAGTGTTCAGGAGACGTACCTCGGCTGGGAGCAGCCGAGGCACCACCGGGGCTGCACGCAGACCGGGTTCGCTGTCGACTACCGGGTCAACGACGACGTCCCGCGCTATGGGGGCGGCTTCGGCGAGGAGAAGCCGGCGCACAGATGCAAGGACGAGCACTGCGGCCACCGCAACTCGTTCGCGGAGATGGTGGTCCGGATCGTGTGCCGCTCCTGCGGGGTGGCTGAGGTCATCACTGGCGAGAAGACCCCGGACACCGGCCACGGCAGCACCAGCACGAAGAGCCTCGGCTACGGCCTGCTGGCGCGTCGCGTGTCGGGCCTGCTGCTGTGGCCCGGAGACCCGTGGCTGTCGATCGGGCGTGCGGATTCCCCGGAGCCGCACGACTTCCTCGTCACCCGGCCCGGCGTCAAGCAGGTCACCGAGCCCGACGTGGTCGGGCAGATCACACAGGGCCGCGGACAGCGGGGCGGGGTGATGTGGGCGGCGAACGCGGTCGCGGCCAAGGACGGACAGTACGGCGTCCTCGGCCGCGTCAAGTGGGCGCACGCTCGCGATGACCTCAAGACGCCGACGGCCGCCGCGAAGTGGATCGCCGCGACGCTCGTCGAGACCTCGATCCCCGCAGGGGGTACCGCGTGAGCGCCATCGAGGAGACGGACGCCGCGGCGGCGGCTGCCGGGAAGAGCACCCGGCTGTCGCTGGGCGAAGCCACCCGGCTCACGCTGCCGCAACTGCCGTACGGGGACGCCGTACACGCGGCGCTCGCCGAGCTGGAGTTCCTCCCCGACACGCTCGACGTCGGGGTGCGCACGGAGACGATCGAACGTCCGCACCGGGAGCTCTTCTTACGGCTCGAGTGGCTGCCCGGGAACGAGGGCCTCATCCCGCAGGCCGTGCGGGCGGACGGGTTGATCTTGCAGTGGTCGCACCTGGCTGGCTGGTCGCTGCGTACCGGTGACGACCTGGTCGACCTCGTGCGCCTGGCCGAGCTCGCCGACCCGGCTGTCGTCGCCGACGTCGCGATGCATGCGGGGCTGTACGGCGTGCGTTCCATCGGCGAGCGGCCCGCCACGGGCGCCCGCTGGTCCGAGGCGGACCACCTCGACAGCGCCCTGGTCCAGTACGACGAGAGGCTGGTGATCTGGTGACCGCCATCGAATGGCTCCTCGCGTTCGGTGTCCTCGTCGCCTTGGCTTGGCTGATCGGGGCCGCCGCTGACACGGAGGTCGGCTACCGGGTTACCGACCGCGTGGGCACGGCCGTTGACGCGGCCCGCCGGACGTGGGCCTGCATCTGGATCGCCAGGCGGCTCAGTGCCGCAGTGGACAGGTTCCGTCGGCGGGAGCCGGAGCCGGAAGCCGCGCCGCCTCCGCCGCTGGAGCCGCCTCCACTCCTGCCTCCGCTCCGGCCGACGGCGTTCCGGATGCACATCGACATGGACGCCGGCACGGCCGAGGAGACCGCGGTCCTGGGCACCGCCCGCCACCGCCGTACGGCCGGGCGCACCACCTGATCTCCGGCCGGGCGTGCCGTGCCCTGACACCCGGCACGCCCGGCCGGGCACCAACCACTGAGGAATGACAATGCGTCGCACTGAGGCGATGAAGATCATCAGCCGTGTACTGCGCCAGCCCAGCAAGGACATGGCCCAGGCGGACATCATCTACGGCTACCCCATCTCGTTCGTGCAGGGCGCCGCAGAGGGGCCCAGGCCCTGGGGCATGGAAACCAGCATGCTGGCCCTGCGTATCGCGGCCGAGCTCCCGCTCACCGACGAGGCGGACCAGCCGCTGAGTCCGCTGGCCCAGGCCGAGGACGCCAAGCGCCGCCGGGACATCGTGGGCGAGCTCGCCGCGCTGAGCCAGGGTGACGCCGCGCTGACGTCCGCGCCCTGGTACCCGCTGCGCCCGGGCGACCTGGTCCACGTCGCGTACGAGCAGGCGGGCCAGATGGCCGCGTTCGGCGAGACGTACCTCGTGGGCGACGCGGGCGACGGCCTGCTCTCCATGCAGCTGCTCGCCCACACGTGCCCGGACGCCGAGCCCGACGGCATGGTCGGCTGCTTCGCGGTCGAGTCCGCTGACTGCCCGGTGTACGAGGCCTGGTTCGAGGCCGGGCCGCAGCGGCTGACGATCGTCCGCGACGGCCGCCCCGTCCACATCGGTGGCGCACGGTGAGCCCCGACTCGGCGCGCATCCTGCGCCGTAAGCGGGTGGCCGAACTGCGCCAGGCTGAGCCGGAGTTGAGCCACCGCGATATGGGGCTGCGCCTCGGCATCTCGAAGGACACCGTGCGCCGCGACCTCGACGACCTCGCCGCCACGGCGGCGCAGTCTGCGACAGGTGACGCGGTCGGCGCTGAGCTGGTGGCGCAGAGTGCGCCGCAGGTCAGTGAGGGTGGCGCACCGGGGGTGGCGCAGGATGCGCCACGGCTGGAGCTGCCGCGCCGGATGGTGGGTCCGCTCGACGGGATCGACGTGCGCCACGCGGCCGCGCTGCGCCGCGACCTGGCCATCCTGGCGCAGACCGGCCGCAGCCCGGAGGGCATCGTGCATGACGCGGTGCTGGAGATGGCGCGCCACTACAGCAGGGCGCTCGCTACTGGCGCACTCCCGCCCGGGCGGCCGTTCGCCGTCATGGCCATGGAGTTCAGGGCACTGCCCGCCCTCGACGACCCCGCGGCACCGTCCGGCCTGCCGCCGGGCGAGGGCGCCTGAGACCGGGTCCGGCCGCTCGGCCGCTCACCCCCCCTCGGAGGGGCGGCCGGACCCACCCCCATCACCGACCCGTTGTAGATCGAGGTGGCTGATGTATCGCACCTGGCTCCTGCTGTCTCTGCTTCTGCTCGGCGTGGTCCTGGACCACCCCGGCGCGACGGCGGCCGCCTCGACCCCGCCCGCTCTCGCGGCCGCCCGGTAGTGCCCATACCCGGCTGGATGCTCGCGCGCCGGCGCCGCCGGGGCGGGTGCGACGTGCCCTCGCCGCCCCACGAACTCACCTACGCCCGGTTCTACCCCTGCGGCTGGCGCTGCGACCGCCACAGCCCCGCCGCGTACCCGACGGGGCCCGCTGCGGCCCGTCCCTCCCGCCCGTCCGACATCACGACCAGGAGTACCGATGCCTGAAGCATCTGCCAGACCGACGCCGCGCATCATGGTCACGGCCCGGCGTCCCGCCCCGTCCGAGCCCGCGGCCCCGTACGACCGCCGCGCGTGGGAGCGGGCCATCATGTCCGGCGGCGTCCTGCACTCGAACGCGCGGCTGGTCGCCCTGGCCCTCGCGCATCACGCCGGCGAGAGCGGCCACCTGCCCGCCGGGCACGTGCAGGACGCCCGGAACCTCACGCGGGACTGCGGGCTCGACGGGAAGTACGTACGTCTCTCGCTCACGTACCTCGAGGAGCTCGGCTACATCGAGCGGCCCTCCATCCATGGCTGGCGGGAGCCGCAGCCGCGCCCGGTGACCCTCACGCTGCCGGCGTCGTACCGGCCGCCGAATCCCGGGACCCGACCATGACCGGCCCGGCCCGCCAGTTATCGATCCTGCCCGACGACCCGCCCGCCTACGGCGGACCGCCGGCAGTGCCCGCGGTCCCGATCCGCACCTCCGGCCAGACCGAGTACTCGGTCCAGTGCACCGGCCCGGGCGGCTGCGGCGAGCACCACCGGCACGTCAGCACGGGCATCAAGTCGGGCCCGTGCGGCGCCGAGTACACCGTCCCCCTCGACGAGGGCGACACCGACACTTCCTAGGACACCCGTTGACCCGTGCGCCCGCACCCCGCGAGCCCCGCCACGAAAGTGGTGGGGCCCGTGGTGCTGGCCGCGGGCAGTGGGTGAAGTACCCGCTGCGCCTGGTGCTCGACGCCGCGGCGTACGCGGACGCCGACACCAAGGTCTACGGCAAGGTCCGGGCCCTGGCGCGCGGCCGCGACTGCGAGGCCTCCGTCGCCCGCCTCGCCGAGTTCACCGGCCTGTCCGTCTCCACGGTCGAGAAGTCCCTCACGCGCCTCTCGCGGCCCGCGCCGACCGACGGCATCGCGGAACTCACGCGCCGCCAGCGCAGCCACCGCGTGACCGGCACCGGCCGTACGAACGCCCGCACCTACCGCGCCCTCGACGACAGCGAGCGGTTCGTGTGCGCGCCCGTACGGGCCGCCGACGCCCTGCGCGGCACCCTGCACCGCCTCTACCTCCTCCTCCGCTACACCACCCTCGTCGAGAAGCGGGAGATCACCCTCGCCGAGATCGCCACGGTGCTGCGCCACCACGGCGGCAAGCACGCCGGGCAGCCCCTGCACGAGGGCACCGCGGCCCGCCTCCTCGACGGACTCGAGGAGGCGGGCTGGATCACCCAGGACAAGAGGGCCGGCTACCGCGGCCGCCACACCATCACCGTCCACGACGACCCTGTCCGCCCCGTCGACGAGCCCGCGCCGACACCGGACGGACCCGGCGCCCCGGCCAGTTCGACTCCCGATGCTGAAGGCGGGGCGGCTCCCGATCTTGAGGGCGGGGCCCCCGCGTATAAGGAAGACCTAGAACTGAACGACCAGGGAAAAAGCACGGAGGCCGGTGGTTCTTTCCGCCGTAGGCGAGATGACCGTAAGTGGGTCGCGGCCTCAAGTGACCGCCCGGTAACACCAGTTGTCGCTCCCGCGACGTTCCGGCCCGGCGTACGCCCCGCAGGGCGCCCCGCGTACGCCGGACCGCCGCTCACCATCAGCCCGGACGCCTGGGAGCTCCTGGCGCCCGTCCTGGCCCCCGTGCAGGACCTTCTGCCGGACGTCAACGCGTTCATGACCCGGCGCATCGTCCGGGAGATCCTGCGGCAGATCCGCGAAGGCATCTGGCCCGAGGACATCCGCGACCAGGTCGCCCGCCTCCGACGCTCCACCGAGGACATCCGCGACCCCGGCAGCTGGCTCCTCGGCGCCGTCCTGCCCGAACGCCCCGGACCCTGCGGCCGCCCCGACTGCCACCACGGCTACATGCGCCACACCGGCGCCCCCTGCAAGGCCTGCGCCGACACACCCAGCCGAGGCACACCGGCCCGCGGCCGCGGACACCCCCCACCCACCGCACTCCAGGAATGCCCCGGCTGCGCAGCCCCCTTCCGCCCGCCCCTGCGACATCCCACCTGCCGCCTCTGCCACACCGAGTTGCCGACCGGCACCTGACCCGAGAGGACCCCGTGCGATGCCCTACACGCGCCCCACCCCGCCCAACGGCCCCGGCCGCTGCCCCAGATGCGACGCCGCCGTCCTCTGGTGCCTCAACTCGAACAAGAACACCCAGGCGATCAACGCCCAGCGCGTCGGCTACGGCAACCAGGCCGTCCGCCAGGACGTTGCCGGTCGCTGGCACGTCCGCCAGCTCACCAAAGCCCGCCCGTCCCTCGAGGGAAGCGAAGCCCTCCACTACCCGCACGCCCCGACCTGCACCGCCGCGCCGCCCGTACAGACCCCACGCCGCCTCTCCGCTACCCGGGTCCGCAGCGGCGTGCGCCCCGTCAGGTGGCAGCGATGACCACCCCTGAGAGCACCATCGCCGATCTGCTCCGTGCGGGGCTCGGCACCCGGGAGGTACGCGCGCAGACCCGCGCCGACTACGGCCGCATAGCCCGCATCCGCCGCCGGTACGGCATCCCCGTCCCGCGGCAGCAGCCACCCACCCGCAGCATCGCCGACGCCCTCGCCCTCTACGCCGAACCCCACGGTGACGGCCACCTGCGCTGGACCGGCCCCACCCGGGGCCGTACTCCGCTCCTCCTCGCCGAGGGGGAGCGCGCCAACGCACGTGCCGTCACGTTCAGCCGCCACTGGGGCCGCCAACCCGTCGGCTACATCCGCACCACCTGCACCGCACCGGGCTGCCTGGCCGGTGCACATCTCGCCGACAGCCTCGCCCGCACCGCCGCACGGCACCCCGACCCCACCGAGGCCATCACCCACCTCATCCAAGGCGGCGCCGGCGACCAGGAGATCGTCACCCGCCTCGGCGCCAGCACCATCAGCCGCCTCCGCCGCACCGGACGGGCCTCATGACCCAGCACGCACCCCACGGCCACCTCGGGGTCATCCAGGACGCCATCGAGAACTGGTGGATCACCGCCGACCCGAGCAAACCGCTCGACACCCCCGACGCCGCCCGCCAGGTCGAGGAGCAGCTGCTCCACGCGGGGTTCTACATCGCCCCCTACACCCGGAAGAAGCCCATGACTGCCCCCCGGCCCCGCCGCCGTACCGTCGCGGCCTCCATCGCTCTCGCCGCGACCGTCGCGGCCGCCACCCTCGCCGCCGCCCTCACCGACCGCTGGTGGCCCGCACTCCTCGGCGCTGTCGTCACCGCCGCCTTCACCAACGAGGCCATACGCACCCTCGCCCACCGCCGCAACTGGACCCAGCCTTGAGCCTCGCGCGCGCCCATATATCGCGCGCGTGAACGCAGGCGCGCGCGAGACGTATCAGCCACCTACCCGCCAGTACACATGACCGCCCGCCACCGTACGGAGACCCTCATGGCCGACCCCACCGCCGAGCAGTTGCAAGAGCTCCGCGACCAACTGCGCGCCGAGATACGCGAGGCACACGGAACCCTCAAGGACCTCCGCGCCGAGATCAAGACCGCCCGCGAGCTCGTCCCGCTCCTCACCGACGAGGCGTTCTCCGCCGAGGTGGCCAAGCAGCTCGGACAGCTGGAAGAGGTGACCAAGGACGCCATGGACACATCCGTCGCCCGGGTCACTGCAACGTTCGACCAGCTCCGCGACGTCCTCCTCGGGCAGGACCGACAAAGCCGACGGCGAGGCAGGACCCCGATCCCCGACCTCCTCAGGGGCCACCCGCCGGTCGAGGCCGACCGTGAGTAGCTGCCTCGTGCCCGCCTGCGGCCGCGGACTGCGCCCGGACGAGGCGCACCGCGCGGCATGCGGCCGCTGCGAACACCGCATCCGCGGCTGGCTGCGCGAGCTCGCCCGCCAACTCCCGCTCCTCCAGGCGTCGTTGCAGCACGAGCGAGGCGCCACCCAGGGCGGCCCCCGCGGCGGCCGCGCACACGCACCGCTCCCCGTACGCGGCGACGTCCTCACCCTTCTCGGCCCCGCCGCCCCCGGCCCCGTACGCGACCCGTCCGGCGACCAGGGCGGCCCCGTGCCGATCCACGCGCTCATCCGCGCCTGGGCCGAACTCCTCGCCGACGAGCGCGGCCGGCCCCTGCCCCGGCTGCGGCCCGGCGAGACGTACGGCGGCTACCTCGCAGCCCACCTCCCCTACGCCCTCACCCGGCCCTGGATCGCCGAGCTGCACCAGGAGCTCGCCGACCTCATCCGCCGCGTACGCGCCATCACCCGCACCGAACCCCAGCGCCGCCCGAGGCCCGCACCGTGCCCAGGCTGCGGCGCCTTCGGCCTCGTCCAGGAGGACTGGCAGACCTACATCGACTGCACCGTCTGCGGCCAGCTCCTCACCCCCGACGAGTACACCGCCCACGCAGCACGCGTCATGCCCGCCCTCTACCGCACCGCCCTGCTCATCACCGTCCACGAGAGGATCACCACCATGACCACACCCGACCGCGCCACCGTCCGCGTCCTCCTGCTCCACGGCGACCAGGCCGAGATCGTCGCCGACGCGCCCTCCGAGGAGCGCGCCGAGCCCGCCCGCTACCCGGCCGCAGAGATCGCCGACGCCCTCGGCGTGCCCGTCGCCCAGCTCCCCGGCACGCGCCTCACCGCCGCCGTCGGAGACGACGACCGACTGTCCGGCTGGCAGCGCGCCTGACACCGCCAAAGGGCCCCCGATCTGCACGAATCGGGGGCCCTTTGATCGCCCACAGGTGTTGCAATCCACTAATCAAGTGTTGTAAAGTACTACTCATGAGGGAGGGGCTGCGAACCCCGAACTCTGATCCATCTCAACTCAACAGTGGAAGGACAGTCATGGCTGATCATGACGACGAGGTCATGGGCGAACTGGCCCACGCGATCTCGACGGTCTACACGATCCTCGTCGACGTCTGCGGGATGCTCCCCGTGCCGATCGGTCTCCCGACCGACCAGCACATCCCCGCAGCGGACGCAGTCCCCGCAATCCGGCGGGTCACTGAACTGGCAGGCGAGCAGCCGATGGGCGACCTCCAGGCGATACAGCTCTACAGCGGCTGCATCCACCTCCTGGCCGCCATCGACCTCTACGCACTCTGTGCAGCGAGGTACCACGACACCAGGGCCGAAGGAGCCAGCGCCAACCTGCTCCACGCAGAGACCGCGCTGACGACCCTGGCTCGCTGGCTGGTGATCAACGAGGCTGACTGATCCAACGACCGCCCCCGGCACCCAGCCGGGGGCGGCCCCACTGAAGACACGAGACCGGCAAGGGCCAGGCCGAAACCTCGGCACGAAGCGCCGTTGCGAAACCCTCACCGGTCGATCCATCCCTCTCAAGGAAGGACAGACCCTCATGGTAGTCCGCACCCCCGAGACCGTCGCCGAGATCGCCCAGCGCACCGGACACCCCCTCACCACCGTCCGCAACACCTGGACACGACACCCCGACTGGCCCGCCCCCCTCACGCAACGCCGCGGCCGCTGGAAGCTCTACGACCCCGCCCACGTCGACACCTTCATCCGCGACCACATCGAGCGCCAGGAGCCCGCCACCGACCTCGAACCCCACCGCCTCTACACCGCCCAGGAACTCGAGGCCGCCGGCATCGGCATCAAGGCCGCCACCATCCGCGCCGACCGCTCACGCGGCCGCTGGCCCCAACCCGACGACACCAGCGACGGCGTCAACCGCTGGACCGGCCACACCGCCGCCCAGGCCCTCGACGGGCGGCGCGGGTACCGCCGCAGCCGCACCGCCTGATGTCACACCCCCGTGCCAAACTGGCGGCGCTCCAGGCTCAGATCGGCCGCTTCACGCGGAGTCACGACCGCCCGCCGCGCACCTGACCGCGGCGGGTCGTCGCGTTCCTGCTGGACAAAGATCGCCACTTAGCGCAACACTCGTGTCAACCGCACACGTGTGCCCATACGGAACCCTCACAGCCCCTGACCACTCCGGTCCGGGGCTGCGCTCGTCCCGTGGGGAGGCCGCGCCATGGCAGGACCCCTCTACACCGCCACCGAGGCCGCCGAGCTCGCCACCGGCTGGCGCCAGGCCGTCAGCATCGGCACGGCCACCGTCACCGCCGCCACCATCCGCTCATGGGCCCACCGCGGCCACCTCGACCCCGCAGGCCTCGACGACCATGGACGGCCGCTGTACGACCTCGCCGACCTCGCCCGGGCCGAGTACGCCACCCGCGGCCGCGCCCTACGCCTCGTGGGCATCGGCAGCCGGTAGGCAGCCGAGGGACGTCACAGAACGGCCACACTGCCATCACGCATCGCATGCGCCGCGCCATGATGCCCCCTCAGACCACACCGCAGGGGGAAGCGATGGCCAGCAGCTACAGCGACGTGCAGAAGGCTGTACGAGTCGAGAAGTTCCGCATCTGGTTCGCCTGGGTCTCCGGCGGAGTGATCATGGCGATCATCACGAACGCCACACGCAACGTCTCGGTCGTCAGCGTGATCACCGAGGTCCTGTTCTTCGTCCTCGGCATCCTCTCCACCGTCGCGGCCGTGCGCATGACCAGCGCCCTCAACCGCAAGGCCACCACCGCCCGCCGCGAGGTCCTCGGCAACGACCTGTAGCAGGAGGCGCCCGTGGCCCGTAACCCACGCAACGGGCGCCGCTACCGCACCCTCTGCCGACAGCAGCGCGCCCTAGGCCTGCCCTGCTGGATCTGCGGCCACGAGATCGACTACACCCTCACCGGCTACGCCGCACAACGCGACCGGTGGGCATTCACCCTCGACCACGCCACCCCGCTCACCCGCGGAGGCGACCTGCTCGACCCCGCCAACGCCCGCAGCGCACACCGACGCTGCAACTCACAGCGCGGCAACCGCATCGGCACCGCCGCCCCGGCCCGAGCATCCCGGAAGTGGTGACCATGAGCGACGGAGATCAGAGCTACGGAGCCTGGCGCGCCGAGCAGCAACGCCGTTCCCAGGCCCACGCGTTCGGCTGGGCCGAGCGCGCCACCGCCGAGTACGACCAGGCCATCCGACACGAGGACGACGCCCGCGCCCGGCAGAACAGTGACAACGCCTGGCAACGCGACCGCATGGCCGACGAACGCAGGCTCGCCCAGTTCCACGGCGTACGGTCCACCGAGGCCCTGCGCCTCGCCGAGATGTGGGCCCGCGTCGCCGGTGCCCTCGCCGTCGGCGAGCTGCCCGTCGGGTGAAGCACCGTGCTTGAGACTCTGCTGCGCCGCATCGCCCGGCGCTGCGAGACGCACGACCGAGCGTCCTACGCGGTGACGCGGCGGCTGGAGGACAGCCTTGGCCTGCCGCCCAGCAGACCACCCGCCAGCCTCGTCGACGAGCTCAGCAACCCGGACATCATCGACTGCGGCCACCGCTGGTGCACGCACGCGCGGAGGTGACCGTGCTCTACGTGATCACCGGCCCGCCGGCCTCGGGCAAGAGCACCTGGATCCAGGCCCACGCGAAAGCCAAGGACGTCGTCATCGACCTGGACCGCATCACCCTCGCGCTCACCGGCCCGGGCGCACCCCAGTGGTCCCAGGACCGCATCCACGTACGCATCGCCCAGCGCGCCCGGTACGCAGCCATTGACGAGGCGGTCCAGCACCTGGACGAGACCGATGTGTTCCTGATCCACACCATGCCCAGCCCCAAGGCACGGGCGAAGTACCGGCACTTGGGCGCCAAGATCATCGTCGTCGATCCGGGTGAAGAGGTCGTGCGCGAGCGTGTCGCAGCCATGCGGTCGCCCGCCATGGACGGCGTGGTCACCCGGTGGTACCGGGAGTACCGGCGCGGCGGGTCGCGCCCGGTCACCGCGCAGACGTCACGCGAGTGGTGACCCGGCCCGGCCGGTGCCGAGTGTCAGGGGAGCGCGGCCGCCGTCGATTGTGTCCGATTCGCCCGCTTCCCGAGGCGTCGAGTGGTGGAGGGGAGGGGGGCCGTGACCGGACGTGAATCAAGGAGCCGGGCGACCCAAAAGCCCTTGTCGCCCGGTTCTCTCCCCGCGGCGATCGCTAATGCGGCCGAACCGAGTTCGACCGAATTAGCGGCCATGATCATCGGCGGCCCCGTCCGCTAATCCACCCGAACCAGGTTCGGCCCTTTTAGCGGCCCATGATCACTTGCCCTCGGGCCCTGCCTACGGAGGGTGATCATGGACGACAAGCCTCGGCGCCGCACCCTTCGAGCCGGCGACGTCACCCGCGCCACCAAGTCAGAGCTCGACGAGCTCGGCGTGCTGTCCGCCACCAACGCCCAGGCGGCCGCGGCCGTCCGGCTCGCCAAGGAGCTCGACTCGGCCGGCGACCCTCGGCATGCCGCCGCCGTCGCCCGCGAGCTGCGCCAGGCCATGGCCGTCGTACGGGCCGCCGCTCCCCCCACGGAGCGGGGCGACCGTCACGACCGGGTCGCACAGCAGCGTGAGGAGCGGCAGGCCAGGGCCAGGGCTGCCGGAGGCGCCGGATGATCGGCAGCCAGACCCCGCGGATCCTGTCGGTGCCCTGGCGCCGCCGCGTTGACACCGGCCGGTGGGACGGTGCCGAGGACCGGGAGGCGCTCGACTTCACCTCACCTGCCGGCAAGGAGTGCATCGACCTGGCCGAGGACGCCCACGTGGTCCTCGACCCGTGGCAGCGGCTGGCTTTCCACCACTCTCTGGCCGAGGACGACGAGGGCCGGTGGGCATCCCTCGACGTCGTCCTCAACGTGGCCCGTCAGAACGGCAAGGGCGGGTTCCTGGAGCTCAGGCAGCTGGGCGAGGTCATCCTGTTCGGCGGGAAGCTGGTCATCCACACCGCCCATCAGTTCAACACCGCGCAGGAATCGTTCCTGCGACTGGACCAGATGATCGAGGGCTCCTACGCCCTGTCGCGCCGTGTGAGGACCGTCAAACGCTCGCACGGCGAAGAGGGGTTCACGTTCTTCAACGGCGCCCGCATCCGCTTCCTGGCGCGCGGCAGTGACAGCGGCCGAGGGTTCTCTGGCGACCTGGTCCTCATGGACGAGGCGATGAAGCTGCGGGCGGCCCCCATCGGCGCCCTCATGCCGGTTCTCTCCGCCCGCCCCAACCCGCAGTTGGTCTACACCGGCAGCGCGGGCATGGGTGCCGAGAGCGAACAGCTGGCGTTGCTGCGTGCCCGGGCCCTGGCCAAGGACGGCCCGGACGCGTCGCTCACCTACCTCGAGTACTCGATCGCGCCGCACGCCAAGGAGTGCCCGCAGGACGCTGAGGGCCGCATCACCTGCGAGGAACACGACGACCGCGACAGCGAGGCCTCGATCGCCCGGGCCAACCCCGCGCTCGGCATCCGCATCCGCACGGCGTACGTCCTCCAGGAGCGGCGCAGCATGCGGGCTGATCTGTATGACCGTGAGCGTCTCGGGGTGGGCGAGTACCCCGAGGTCACAGACGAGACCTGGCAGGTCATTTCCAAGGCCAAGTGGGAGGCCTGCGAGACCGGCACGTCCAAGCCGGAGGATCCCGTCGGGTTCGCCATCGACACCAACCCCGAGAGGACGTGGACGGCGATTTCCGTGGCCGGCGCGTCGGGGGACGGCGTCCATGCCGAGGTCGTCGAGCACCGGCCCGGTACGGACTGGGTCGTGCAGTACGTCCTCGAGCGTGACCAGAAGTGGAGCCCCTGCGCGTGGGTGATCGACGAGGGCGGTCCGGCCGGCTCGCTGGTGCCCGCGCTGCGCAAGGCTCTGGCGTACGAGGACGACGAGGACCGTGAGGACCGCTCTGAGCTGGTCATCTGCCCGAAGGTCCGTCAGCTCGCGCAGGCCTGCGGCGGGTTCTACGACCACGTGGAGAACGGCACCCTGCGGCAGATCGGTCAGGCCCCGCTGACTGCCGCGCTCGCCGGCGCGCAGAAACGCGACTTGGGCGACGCGTGGGCGTGGACGAGGAAAAGCGACGGCGTGGACGTGAGCCCGCTGGTGTCCGCGACCTACGCGGTGTGGGGGTGGGAGATGTACCACGACGTCGAGCCTGAGGAGGCGGAGCCGTGGGGCTTCTACGGGTGACCCGGTGGTCGAGGCTGGCCCGGGTCCGCCTCGGCTACTGGGCAGGCTGCGCGGGCCTCTCAGCGGGCACGGGAGTGCAGTTCGGGACGGGCCTGGGGCTGATGGCGGGCGGCGCGCTGACCGCGGCCACGTTCCTCTTCGTCGTCGACGTCGAGGCGGAGAAGGGGGACGACGATGACGAGTGAAGTGACCTTGGAGAGGGTGCCCGGCGGGATCCGGATTCTGCACGCGCCGCGGCTGGCGTGCATCTCCCTGGAGGTGATCGCCGCGGCCTGCGGCCACGAACTGCAGGTGAACGGGGACCGGATCACGATTGCGGACCAGGTCGTCTACCAGGTGACCGCCTGGCAGGCCTCGCCGCCCGGTCTGACCGTCGCGCTGATCGAGGACCGGCGGCCCAAGACGGAGGGCAGGCAGTGACGAGCCTGTGGCAGCACGCACGGCGGCCGGCCTCACGCGATGACGAGTCGTGGTCGGTGGGCGGGAACATCTACTACGGCACCGGCCGGCCCATCGACGGCAAGGAACGCCCGCTCCCGCAGGAGTTCGAGGCCAAGGTCCGCCACGCGTACAAGAGCAACGGGCCCGTGTTCGCGCTGATGGCGGTGCGGCAGCTGCTGTTCAGCGAGGCACGGTTCCAGTTCCGGCAGATCCGCAACGGCCGGCCGGGGGAGCTGTTCGGTACGCCGGCGCTGGGGCCGCTCGAGACGCCGTGGCCCGGTGGGACCACCGGCAACCTCCTGTCCCGGTACATCCAGAACGCCGACCTGGAGGGCAACGGGTACGTCACCAACTACAACCCCGGCCGGCTGAAGATGCTGCGACCCGACTGGGTCACGATCATCACCGCCTCGGAGGAGGAACCGAACCTCGCCAGCGAGGCGATCGACTCCGAACTGATCGGCTACATGTACGACCCGCCCACCGGCAGCGAGCCGTGGTTCCTGCTGCCCGAGCAGGTCGGGCACTTCGCGCCGTACCCGGACCCCGAGTTCCAGTTCCGCGGCATGTCGTGGCTGACACCCGTGATCCGGGAGATCGTTGGCGACACCGCGGCGACCCGGCACAAGCTGAAGTTCTTCGAGAACGGGGCATCGCCGCAGGTCGTCGTATCCATGGACGCGTCCGTGACGCCGGACAAGGTTCGGAAGTTCCAGGCGCTCATGGACTCCCAGCACCGCGGCGTGGACACCGCCTACAAAACCCTCTACCTGGGCGGTGGCGCGGACGTCACAGTCGTGGGCAAGGATCTGCACCAACTCGACTTCAAAGCCACGCAGGGCGCCGGTGAGACGCGTCTCGCGGCCGCCGCAGGTGTCCCTTCGGTCATCGTCGGGTTCTCCGAGGGACTGGCCGGATCGTCGCTGAACGCCGGCAACTACGCCAGCAGCAGGCGCCGTCTGGCAGACGGCACCATGCGGCCGCTGTGGCGCGAGGCCGCCGGATCCCTCGCCCCGCTCATCGATGTCCCCGCCGGCGCCGAGCTGTTCTACGACACCCGGGACATCGCGTGGCTGCGCGAGGACCGGCAGGCGGCCGCGGAGATCCAGGGCCTGGAGTCCCGCACGATCCGCGCGCTGGTCGACGCCGGCTACGAGCCCGCTTCCGTGGTGGCCGCGGTGGAGGCCGAGGACTTCACCCTGCTCAAGCACTCGGGCCTGTACTCCGTGCAGCTGCAGAAGCCCGGGAGCGGCAAGCCCAGTTCACCCGCCCCAGAGCCAACGGAGGAGCCGTGATGGAAGCGTTCGTTCGCAGCTTCCCGCTGGAGGACATCCATGTCCGCGCCGGCGGTGACGGCCGCACGGTCGAGGCCTACGCCGCGGTGTTCGACACCCCGACGGAGATCTACGACCAGGACGGCCACTACAACGAGGACATCGACCGCCGTGCGTTCGAGCGCACCCTGAACCAGCTGGCCCCCGCGGGCAGCCGCACCACCTGGCGCGTGGGGGTGCTCTACAACCACGGCCGGACCCTGTTCGGCACGCCCTCGGAGCGTGGGGCGATGCCGATCGGCGCGCCGGTGGAGATCAAGACCGACAGCCGCGGCCTGCTCACGGTCACCCGCTACAACAAGACCGAGCTGGCCGACGAGGTCCTGGAGAACATCCGCGAAGGCAGCATCAGTGCACAGTCGTTCAGCGGTGCGTTCGTACGCTCCGACCCCGGCCGCTCGCCCCGCGGCGGCTGGCGCGCCGATGCGAGCGGCAAGCTGCGCACCGTACGGCGCCAGGAGATCAAACTGCGGGAGTACGGGCCGACCCCGTTCCCCGCCTACCCGGACGCTGCCGTGATCGGCGTCCGTGCCGAGCAGGTCATGCCCCTGCTCGCCGAGCTGTCCCCCGACGAGCGGGACAAACTCGCCCAGATGCTTCGGACCGGTACTCCGCTGGACCCGCCCGCCCAGGGCACTCCGACGGACCCGCCGGCCGCCGGCGGCCCCAACCCGGGGCCCGCCGCCGAGGACCCGCCCGCAAGGCACTCCGCTCGGCAGCAGATCGCGTGGATCAAGCTCCGCGCAGAGATCAAGGCCAGGAGGGCTCTGTGACCACCAAGCGGAAGAAGAAGAGCGAGAAGCTCAAGGAAGGCCTGGACGCGCTGCGTTCCGAGCTGTTCGAGCTCGAGGAGCTGGAAGAGCCGGAAGAGGAGCAGGTCACCCGGGCGCGGGATCTCCTCACCGAGGTTGACACCGCGCAGGAGGCCTACGACGAGCAGGTCGAGCACGAGCGGCGTGTAGACGCCGTCCGCGCGGCCGCGACCGTCCCGGGCAGCCAGGAGCGGCCCGAGGGCGACGGCCCGCATTTCATGCGGCAGCGCGGCAACCCCTACGAGGAGCTCGACCGCATCCGCGGCGCGAACCTCAACGACCGGGACATCCGCGGTGACCTGCGCAGCCGCGCCCTGTACGCGGTGGAACTCGCGGCAGAGATGATCACCGAGGACCAGCAGGAGCGCGTCGAGCGCCTGGTCCGCTCCGACCGGCGCGGCCGGATCGCGCAGCACCTGCTGCTGACCGGATCGGACGAGTACCTGCGGGCGTTCGAATCCCTGCTGGAGAACGCGGGCAACCCCGCGCTCCTGGACGCGGACGAGACCGCGGCATACCGGCTGGCCGAAGCGCACCGGCGGGCGATGACCCTGACCGACGCGGCGGGCGGCTTCCTCGTGCCGTTCACCCTGGACCCGACGATCATCCTCACGAACGCCGGCAGCGCGAACCCGTTCCGGCAGGTGTCGACGATCAAGACGATCACCACGGACACGTGGAACGGCGTGTCCAGCGCCGGCGTCACGGCGTCGTGGCTCGCCGAGGCCAACGAGGTGGGTGACAACTCGCCTGGTTTCTCTCAGCCGTCCATCAAGCCGGAGAAGGCGTCGGCGTGGGTGCAGGGTTCGTTCGAGGTCCTGGCGGACTCCGGGTTCGCCACCGAGGTCGGGCCGCTCCTGGCGGACGCCAAGGACCGCCTTGAGGCCACGGCGTTCGCCACGGGCGACGGCAACGGCAAACCGAAGGGCGTGGTCCCGGCGGTCGCCGCGGTGGCTGGCTCGGTCGTGGCTTCGGCGACCACCGACACCTACGCGGTAGCCGACGTGTACGCCGTCGAGCAGGCCCTGCCGCCGCGCCACCGGATCACCGGCCGGCCGTCGTGGATGGCGGCGAAGCCGATCATCAACAAGACGCGGCAGTTCGACACCGCCGGGGGCTCCAGCTTCTGGGCGAACCTCGGGATGGGCCAGCCCGAGCAGCTGCTCGGCGCACCCATCAACGAGGCCTCCGCGATGGACGGCGTGATCAACGCGGGCGCCGACAACTACACGCTCCTGCTCGGCGACTTCCGGAACTACTACATCGTCGACCGGGTCGGAATGACCATGGTCTACGAGCCGCTCGTCAAGGGCGCGTCCGGCCGCCCGACCGGTGAGGCCGGCTGGTTCGCCTACTGGCGCGTCGGCGCCGACGTCGTCAACGCGGACGCGTTCCGGCTCCTGAACGTCACCTGATCCAACCCACCCCAGGGCGCGGCCGGCACACAGCGGCCGCGCCCTCCTCGTTCCAGGAGCACCCGTGTACCGAGCGAAAGAAACGTTCTGGGCGCCGGGCAACCGGCACGTCGTGAAGGGCGATCTCGTCGCTGCGCACGACGTGGTGGTGGAGGGCCGCGAGGAGCTGTTCGAGGCCGTCGTCATCCCCCAGGCCCTCGAGCCCTCCCAGGCCACCTCAACACCGCAGGAGACCGAACCCCCCGCACCGGAACCTGTACCGGCCGCCGAGACCGGCCCCTCCGACGCCGACATCCAGGGCTACGCCGGCAGCAGCGAACCGCCGCCCGCCGCGGCCGCCAAGAAGACCGCAGCGAAGAAGACCACCACGGCGGCACGCACACCGGCAGGAGGCGACGCGAAGTGAAGCGATCCGTCTACACACACGTCCGTGCCCGCGTCTCACTGGCGATCGCGCTCCGTACGGCGACAGCCAACGGGACCTCGGTCGACCGGAAGCTGTCCGGCGCGTCCGGCACCAACGAGTGGTACCAGTCGGCAGCCCTGATCGTCCACGCCGGAACGATCACCGATGGCACGCACGCCATCACCTTGCAGGTGTCCGACGACAACGCGACGTGGGGAGCCGCGCCCGCGGCCGACCTACAGGGCTCACTGCCCTCGATCGTCGCGGCGGACGACGACAAGCTTTACGAGGTCGGCTACATCGGCAACGCGCGCTACCTGCGGGCGGTGACCACCGTCTCGGGCACCACGACCGGCGGCATCTACGGCGCCGTCATCCTGCTCGGGTTCCCCAACGTCCTGCCCATCTCCAGGACCTAGGGGCCGGTGTGGCACTGCTGACCCTGGCCGAGGCGAAGCTGCAGCTCAACCTCACCAGCGACACCGACGACACCGAGCTGCAGACGTACGTCGACGCGGTCAGTCCGGTGATCGAGGAGTTCATCGGGCCCGTCGAACCGCGCGAGGTGACCGAGCGCCAGGACGCGGAGCACGGGCGCCGCATCCTGGTCCTGCGCACGACACCGGTCCTGTCCCTGACCTCGGTGGAACCCCTCCTCGCCGGCGGTGTCTCCTACCCCGTCGGGGGCCTGGTCCTGGATCCGGACACCGGGGAGGTCCGCCGGCATGACGGCGGCTGGTTCCGCGGCCTGCTGCTGTTCACCCTGCAGGCCGGCAGGACCCCCACGCCGCCCACCGTCAACCTCGCCGCGCGGATGCTCGTCCAGCACCTGTGGCGCACCCAGCGCCCGGGCCGCAGCGGCGGCCTGCCCGGCGGCGGCGAGGACTACAGCGTCGGCCAGCCCATCCCCGGATTCGGCTACGCCGTGCCCAACCGCGTCCTCGAACTGCTCGCCCCGTACCGACTGCCCCCAGGAGTTGCGTAGATGGCATCCCGAGTTCCCGAAGTGATCGATGCGCTCGTGGCGTTGGGCCAGCTCGAGCCGGAGTACGAGCCGGGCCCTGACGGCAAAGGCGGCGTGGTTGTGGCGGACGGCCCGCAGGTCACCGGCGACGCCGCCCCGGACTGGCTTGTCGTTGGGTTCGACGGCGACCCGGACGGAGATTTCGAGGCGGCACAGACCGTGGGCGGCTGGTCCGACCTCGGTAGCGGCCGCGAGGAGGAGTTCCAGATCACCGTGGCGGCGATCGCCAACCGCGGTGACAAGGACGTCGTCGCCGCACGCCGGCGCGCCTACGAGATCGGCGCGCGCGTCGAGGACTGGCTACGCGCCGATCCGGGCCTCGGCCTGCCCTCGATCGAGATCGCCGTCGCCGGCACACGGCTCATACAGGACCAGACCGAGCAGGGCGCGCACGCCCGGCTGCTGCTGTCGGTAGCCGGCCGCGGCTTCACGAGGAGGTAACGCATGGCTGCACTACCCACACAGGTGCCACCGCTGACCGGCCTGGCCGTCGACTTCGACCCGGCCGCGGGCGGCGGGGACACCTGCCTGACTGGGGCCGGTGTGCTGCTGCTGGTGAAGAACGGCGACGCCGGATCCCACACGGTGACCCTGGTGACCCCGGGCACTGTCGACGGACTGGCGATCGCCGACCGGGCCATCCCGGTGGCGGCCGGCGTGACCGAGGCGATCCCCGTCACGAACGCCTACCGCAACCCGTCCACCGGCCGCGCCAACATCACGTACGACGGTGTGACCTCGGTCGAGGTCGCAGTGATCCGGGTGGCGGTCGCATGAGCGACGTGACTATGACCCACTCCGAGCTTCCGGGCGAGCACATCACGGTGCGCGAGAGCTCGGTGCCGCACTACCAGGCATCCGGCTGGGAGATCGCCGACGAGGTCCCCGCCCCGCGCAAGCCGACGGTGAAGCGCCGTCGGCAGACAGGAGATGAGAGCTGATGGCTGCCACGCCGATCAACGCGTCGGTCCGCTACTACCGGCGCGGGACGACCAAGGTCATCTGGGCGCCGACGGTCGCGAACAAGAGCGCACCGAGCCGCTCGGAGATCAACGCGGGTACCGCCCTGGAGGGCGAGACGGGGGCCATGGGCGGCTGGCAGACCACGTCCGGCACGGTGCCCACCGCCGCCCTCGGTAGCCGCTTCACGCCCGTCGTGGGCGGCGAGATCACGGCCGCCGACAGCTCGCTGACGTTCTGGGCGAGCAAGGACGGCGACGACGTCCGCACGCTGCTGCAGCGCGAGGACACCGGGTTCATCATCTGGATGGACGAGGGCGACGTCGGAGGACAGACGATGGATGTCTACCCCGTGACGGTCATGTCCCAGGCCAAGATCCGCGAACTCGACCAGGCCGCCCAGATCATGGCCCAGTTCGCCATCACCTCGGAGCCCGCCGAGAACGTCACCATCCCGGCGGCGTGATATGCCCACGGTGCAGATCCTGGGCACCGGGCAGCTGACGGACCTGTCCCGCCAGCTGCGGCGGGCGGGCGGTCCGCGGCTGCGGCAGAACACCAGTCGGCGGATCCGCCGCGCGGCCGAGCCACTTCACCGGGATCTCCAACGCTCGATCCGCTCGGTGCAGCTGCCCGGCTCCGGCCGCAAGAAGCGCGGGGGGCCGTCGGCCACCACGCGGCCGCTGCGGGCCGGTATCGCGGGAGCCGTGCGTATCAGCGTGCGGACGGGTGCCACCCCTGGTGCCCGTGTCTGGCTCGACTCCTCACGCCTGCCCGCGGGCGTGACCATGGGCGTCCCCTCACGGATCAACGAAGGCCGCCTGCGCCACCCGGTGTTCGGCAACACCAAGCGGTGGACGAACCAGTGGGCACGGCCAACCGGCTGGTGGTCAGGCCCCGTTGCAGCCGGCACGCCACGGATGCGCGCCGAGATCGAACGCGTCCTGGGCGATGTCCGCCGGGACCTCCAGTGAGAAGAGAGACAACGGATGATCATCACGCACACCCCCGCTGAGGGCGACGTCGAGACCCTGTCGACAGACGACCTATCGGCGCTCGAGGCCGCCGCCGTCGAGGCCGCCATGGGCGATGTGCCGTGGCGTCGGATCGAGGACCTGCTCCGGGCCCAGGATCCCACCGCCATGCGCGCCATTCTGTGGGCGTTCCGCCGACGTGCGACGCCGGAGCTCCCGTTCAGCGACTTCGACGTACCCGGGTGGAAGCGCCGGCTCAAAGCGCGCATCGAACGCAGCGACATTGACGAGGTCCTCGACCACATCATCGTCGAGGCCCTCGCTAAGAACGAGGACGCCGCGATCGATGCGACCCTGCCGCACCTGCGCAAACTGGCCAACGACCGGGCCGACGTCGACCACGCGCTCGACGCCCTGGGAAAAGGCCACCTGGCACGGGGCCGGGCGGACTCCGCGGACTGATCGAACAGTACGAGCCGCTGTTCTACCACTACCTCAGCATGCAGCCGAGCGAGTTCGACCGGCTGCCCGTCGAACGGTTCCTGCGCCTGGTCGCGTGGATCGACCGGCACGCCGCCACGAGATGACGAGGGGGTGAGCCGGTGCCCGAGCGCCTGACATTCACCCTCGCCGGCCGCGACGAACTGACGCGCGTCATGAACGGCACGGCCGACTCAGCCGACCGTCTGCGGCTGCAGATGTCGGGGATCACCGGAGACGCGGACGGCAGGCTGCACGACCTGCAGGGCCGCTTCCTGACCACCGACGAGGCGCAGCGCCGTCTCGCCGGCAGCACCGACGGCACCCGCTCCGCGTTCCGCTCACTGTCCGACTCGGCCGACAAGCTGGGCGAGTCCCTCAAGGCCAGCCTGATCAGCCTCGCACCGGCGGCGATCCCCGCGGCCGCGGGCCTCGCCGGGTCCGCGGCAGCTCTGGCCGGCCAGCTCGGAGCGGTGACCGTGGCGGCCGCCGCCTACGGGCTCGCGCTGGGACCGCAGATCGCGGCCATCGGCGAGGCGGCTGACGCGGAGAAGAAGTGGCGATCGGCCGTCGAGACATCGGGTGCCGCCTCGCAGGAGGCCGTCAAGGCGCAGGCCGAGTATCAGCGGCAGCTCGACAAGCTCCCGCCCGCCACCCGCGAGGCAGCCGTTGCGGTAGGCATCCTGAAGGCCGACTTCAAGGACTGGTCCGACGAGCTCTCGGGCGACGTGATGGGCCCGTTCACCAAGGGCGTCGCCGTCGCCAACAAGCTCCTCCCCACGACGTCGGGCCTCGTCCGGGGTGCGTCGACCCAGTTCGACCGGCTGATCACCATGGTCGGCGGCGGCATCAGCACGCCAGGGTTCGACGCACTGAACAACCGGTTCACGAATTTCACCGAGCGGACCATGCGCCGCGGCGTCGACCAGCTCACGGTGTTCCTGGCCAAGTTGGATGCCGGCGAGTACGACAGCTCCGGCCTGTCGCAGTTCTTCGACTACGCCGAGGCCAACGGGCCCGTCGTGTGGGACACCCTGGAGAACGTCGGCGAGGCTCTGCTGCACGTCCTGGAGGCGGGCTCCGAGGTCGGCGTCGGCATGCTCGACGTGATCAACGCCCTGTCGGGTGTGGTGTCCGCGGTCCCGCCCGAGGCGATCGCCACGCTGCTGCAACTGGCGATCGCCATCAAGGTCGTGAAACTAGCCGGCGCAGGAATCGGCGTGGCCCAGGCGGGAATGGCCGCCCTGGGCGGGCAGATCATCGCCATGCGTACGGCGGCCGCGGCCACGCCCGGTGCCCTCGCAGGAACCACCGCGGCGATCGGCGCCCTGTCGCGCGGGGCGCGACTTGCCATGGCCGGCACGGGCATCGGCCTGCTGCTGATCACGCTGGATGCCCTGTCCAGCTCGAGCCGTGAACCCAAGGCCGACGTCGACAAACTCACCACCTCGCTGGCCACGCTCGGCGACACGGGCAAGGTCAGCGGCGAGGCACTGCGGGTGTACGGCGCCGACCTGGGCGGGCTGGCCGACGCCCTCGGTACGCTCGCCCGGCCGAGCAGCCTCGACCAGGCGCAGCAGTTCCTGACCGGTCTGATCGGCATGGACTCCACCCCGGTCAAGAACGCCAAGGCGGACTTCGAGGCGATCGACGAGGCCCTCGTGAACCTCGTGTCCGGCGGCAAGACCGAGCTCGCCGCGGCGGCCCTCAACAACGTCATCGCGACACTGCGCAAGCAGGGCTACACCGCCGACGAGGTCCGGGCGCAGCTCGACGACTACAAAGCTGCCCTAGCAGGCCAGGCCCTCGAGCAGCAGCTCGCCGCGCAGTCGATGGGACTCTTCGGCACCCAGGCGCAGGAAGTCAAGGCGCAGCTCGACGAGCAGAAAACGTCCGCCGACGGACTGCGCCAGGCGATCGAGGCGCTGAACGAGGTCAACCGCAGCGGCCTCACAGGGATGATCGGGTTCGAGGCCGCCATCGATGCCGCAACCACCGCGGCCGCGGAGAACGCCGGCGTCCTGGACATGCAGGGCAACAAGCTCACCCTCAATACCGAGGCACAGCGGACGGCCGCGCAGTCGCTCAGCGAGCTGGCGTCCAAAACGGACTCGGCGGCCGCGGCCGCACGGGAGTCCGGTGCCTCATGGGGCGAGGTCAACGGCATCTACGAGCGCGGCCGCGCGACCCTCCTCAAGACCGCACAGCAGATGGGCCTCACCCGCGAGGAGGCCAAGAGGCTGGCAGACCAGATCCTCGCCACCCCCGACAAGACCGCCAAACTGCGGGGCAACCTGGAGGACTTGGAGGCCAAGCTCAAGTCCGCCAAAGGCCAGTTGTCCAAGGTCCCCGACTCGCGAAAGGCCAAGGTGCGGGCGGAGATCTCGGACCTGGAAGCGAAGATCCGCGAGGCGCGGCGGCAGCTGGACGCGCTCGACGGCAAGGTGTCCAACACGTACGTCCGTACCTACTTCGAGACGGTCGGCCGCCCGGGGCAGACGGTTCCAGCCGCCCACCGCCCCGACCTCGCAGCAGGCGGACGCGTACGCGGGTACGCGTCGGGCGGCGAGATCCAGTACTTCCCGTACGGCGGCTACGTCCAGGGCCCGGGAAGCCCGACGTCGGACAGCGTCCTGGCGATGTTCGGGTCCGGTGCGGTGGCGGGTGTCTCCGACACCGAGTACGTGGTGCAGTCGGCGGCCGTTCGCAAGTACGGCCTTGGCCTGATGGATGCCCTCAACGACGGCCGCGTGCAGATAGGGCGGGGCGCACCCCGCCCGGGCCTGCCCGCGGCGCCGGCGACGAGCACGGTAGCGGCGGTGAGCGACCGTCCGCAGGTGGCGTACAACGTCTACCCCCGCCAGTCGGTGATCAGCGTGGAGGACCTGCGGCTCCTGCAGCGGCAGGAAGAAGCACGCCAGCGCGTAGGGAGGCCCAGGTAGATGCCCCTGATCACAGCGCCGTACGTCGCACCGGAAGTACCGGAGACCCCACCGGTCGACGTCCCGGAGATCGGCTACGCGGCGATCACCTACATCGACCCGTCCGGCACCCGGTGGCCGATGACCGACATCACCGCCGACTGGTACACCCTCGCCGAGGGCGTGTCAGGCATGGGAGCGGCGCCGTACACGCTGACCTCGGACCCGCACCCGCGCGGCGGCGCGCGGCTGCGGCACGTCCAGCCGCAGCCGCGCACCATCGTGTGGCCGCTCCTGGTCAAGGGCGCCGACCACATGGCGTTCACGACCAACTGGCGTGCGCTCGGGAGGGCGTTCACGCGCACCCTGCGGGAGGGCCCGGGGATTCTGGAGGTGGCGCGCCCGGACGGCACCGTGCGCTGGATCGCCGTCTACTACCAGAGCGGGTGGGACGGCCGCGGACAGACCGCGACCGGCATCACCTGGGACAGCGCCGTCCTCACGCTGTGGTGCGAAGACCCGTACTGGGTGGACGCGGTACCGGTGCCGGTGCACCGCGAGGCCGACGCGCCGGGCGACTTCCTCGACCCCTACCCCACGGTGTCCTCCTCGCAGGTGCTCGGGGACACGACCGTCAACAACCCGGGCGACGTGTACGTATGGCCGACATGGCTGATCACCGGCCCCGCCAGCCTGATCGAGTTCACCCACCGGGACACCGGCGAGGCCTTCACTCTGGATCCCGACGCGAGCGCGATCGGGCACGGCAACCTGCTCGCCGGCGAACAGGTGTCGATCCGCACCGACCCCCCGTCGGTCCGCTACGAGAACGGCGACAACTGGTTCGGCGCCCTCGACTGGCCGGGCGCCACCCTGTGGGGGCTCGCCCCCGGCGACAACCGCGTCACGTTCACCCTGTCGGGGTCCGGAGCCGGCTCGGCCGTCGACCTCGTTTTCAGTCCCCGATACGAGACGGCCTGACATGGCGATCCAACTGCTGATCCTCGACGCGGACATGGCCGTCACCGGCGACCCCATCGACGGGTGGACGGAGCTCGACTGCACCACCCGCTTCAACGAGCCGGCGTCCGGGTGGTTCACCGCACCGGCGCGGCCCGAGGTCATGACACAACTCCAGCCGGGCCACCGCCTCGTGGTCGTCCGCGACGGGCAGGTGTGGACGTCCGGACCGCTGGAGATTCCACAGGACTACGCGTGGAGCATCGACGGCAGCCCAGGCGTCGGCGAGGTGACCGTGAACTTCTCCGACGACCTCGCCTTGATCGCGGGCTACATCACCTGGCCCACCCCGGCCTCGGCGTGGTCGGCACAACCGGACCTCGGGTCGCGGACGCTCCTGCCCATGAACTCGGAAGAGATCATCCGCACGCTCGTCGATGAGAACTGCGGGCCTGGTGCCAGGGCGGAGCGCCGCATCCCGCACCTCGCCCTGGACACGGTCGCCGGGATCGGTTTCACCATGGGCGTGAAGACGAGGTTCGAACCGCTGCTGGACGTCTGCCGTTCCGTGGCTAGGCGCTTCATCCCCATCGGGTTCCGCACCCGCATGGCCGGCGGGGAGATCCTGTTCGGCTGCTACGAACTGCAGGACCGTACCGCCACCGCGCGATTCTCCGTGGGGCTGGGCAACCTGCGGGCGGTGCGGTCCAAGCTGTCCGGGCCGACCATCACGCACGCCCTGGTGCAGGGCGGCGAGGTCGAGTCCCCGGCGGACCGCAAGTTCGTCCAGGTCGTCGACGCGGTCCCCTCGCCAGGGTGGTGGCGGGTAGAGAAGCTCGTCGACGCGAGCGAGGACACCGACGCCGACGGACTGCTCACCGACGCCGGCCATGCAGCGCTCAGCGACGGGGCCGCGCAGGTCGAACTCTCCACCGTCACCGTGGACACCGCGGACCTGCGCGCCGGCTACGACTACGGCCTCGGCGACCGGGTCACCGTCGAGCTGCCCACCGGCCTCGAGGTCGTCGAGACCGTGCAGTCCATCCACCTGCAGGCCACCCCTGAATCCGGCGAGTACGTCACCACCCTGATCGGGTCGCCCGAGGCCACCAGCGATCCGCAGATGGTGCGGCTCCTACGCGAGCTGGGCCGCAGGCTCGGCCGAATCGAAGCGAGGTAAGCACGTGGCTCAGCTCTCGTGGCCCAGCCCGGGCTACAACGACCGGGCGGTGAACGACACCGAATACGAGGCGATGGCCGGCCGGTTCTCCGACGACGGGGTCGACGGCGCACCCACCGACACCGCCGTCGTCTCCGCCGGGACAGGACTCACGGTCAACGTGAGGGCAGACGCCCACGCCTCGGTCCGCGGGCACGCCTGGACCTCCGGCCCGTCCACCGTCGCCCTCGCGGTCGGCGCCAACAGCTCGGGCTCGACCAGGGTCGACCGCGTCGTCCTGCGCCTGGACCGCTCCACCTGGACCGTACGGGCCGTCGTCAAAGCGGGCACGCCAGGAGCCGGGGCACCGCCGCTCACCCAGCAGACCGGAGACACCGGGGTCTACGAGGTCCTCCTCGCCGGGGTCACCGTGCTGAACGGCGCGGCCGCGGTGAGCGTCACTCGTGCCGAGACCTACATCGGCGCACGCATCCGGCCCGCCCTCTCCTCGCACCGCAACCCGAACCCGGTCGTCGGCGAGATGTGCCTCGAGACCGACACCGGCCGCATCCGCGCCTGGAACGGCGACGCCTGGACCATCGTCTACTCCAACAGCGGGACCGTCACGCTGGACGCCCTGGTGGCCGGGTGGGACAGCGTCGCCTCATCTGTCCTGGAGGTCCGCTCCGGAGCGGTGCATCTGCGACTCGGCGGCTTCCGCCGCGTCGGCAGCACGCTGGCAGCCGACACCGAGAGCCGGCTGCCCGTGCTCATCCCGTCCGCGTACCGCCACCCCAGCCGCGACCAGTACGCGCTCGCGTACGTCTCGGGTGTCGAGATCGCCCGGCTGATCATCTACTCCGCCGCCGACGACCGCCCGGGCCAGGTGTGGATCACGAACAAACCTTCCATCTCCAACGGGGAGAGCGTGTTCCCGGCGAGCGGGATCAGTTGGGTGGTGGACTGAGATGGCACGGAACGAATTCGGGGCAGGCGTCGGGGACTTCATCGTCCGCCCGAGTGACGGCCTGTGGGGTGTCGCCGCCAACGCGACCGTCATGTTCTACGACGCGCCGACCGAGGGCACGCAGCACACAGATCTGCTGATCTCAGGTGGCACACCGGCCACGTCGGTGGCCGCCAATGAGTACGGTGCACTGCCGAGGTTCCAGGGACCTGACGGCGTGACCGGCATGTGGGCCGACTCAGGCGGCACGTCGCGCGCCTGGGTGTCCGCCCACAACCTGACCTCAGGCGGCGGGGGTGGATCCTTCTCCTCCCTCGTCCGCGTGGTCGCCTCGGCGACCGCACCCGCCGACGTACGCGCAGCGGCGACCTACGTGTGTGACGGGACCGCCGACCACGTCCAGATCCAGCAGGCGATCAACGACGCGCGGGACAACGGCGGCGGCGAGATCCTGCTGACGGTCGGCGACTTCGATACGACCGGGCTGATCTCGGTGGAGGGTACCGACGACGTCGACGTCGAGATCGGCATCACGATCCGCGGCCAGGGCGCACGAGCCACCATGATCAAGGCTGGCCCCGGCCTGGCCGCAGCCATCCACCTGTCGAAGGTCGTGCGGTTCCACCTGCAGGACATCGGCATCGACGTCCAGGGCGCCACCGACGCCATCACGTCCAGTACCACCAACGGCGAGCTCAGCGGGCATCGTTCGTTCTGGAACTCCACCCTGACCAACGTGCAGATCAACGGCCCATGGGACGGATCGCACACAGGGTGGGCACTCAATCTGGGGTCCGCCTTCAGGTCCGTGTGCACCAACGTGGAGATCGGCGGAGTCGGCAATGGGGTCCGTCTCTACTCAGAACACGGGGACTTCAACCCCGGGGATTCGATCTTCGACCGAGTGTTCGTCGACCTGAAGGGCGACAATGGCGTTGCCTACGAGATCGCCAGCACGACCTCCTCCGGCGTGATGAACCAGCTGGAGTTCCGGATGTGCGAGGCCATCACCGATGGCACCGGGGCTACTGGTATCCGCATCACCGGCGTTGGTGGGTGGGGCACCTCCCACACCAACTGGGAAGGGATCAACCTCGAAGGTTTCGACAAGCTCTTGGACTGCGACTACGGATCTTCGAACCGGTTCCGGTTCAACCACGTCAGCTTGCGCAACGCGGCCGGGCTCACGGCCTTCACCTTCGGCGCGAACAGTTTCAACAACACCGTCGAGCACGGCGGCCTGCTGTACGCGGAGGCCAACTGCCGCCTGTACGCCGACGCCAACACGATCGAGGTGAACTCGCCCAACCGGGTGCTCAACACCCGCGTGTACGGGGACGTCGGCGTAAAGGTCACCGGCACCCCCAACCCCGCCGGCACCACGGTGCGCAGCCGGATCCTCGGAAACACCAACGCACGCACGCCGGACGGCCCTGGCATCTACGTGCCGCCCGGATGGGGGAAGTTCTGGACAGCGAAGCGAACCGCGGCCGCGGCCGGATCGGGACTCGCCCGGATCGTGACAGTGGGCGGCTCGGCGACGCAGGGCATGTACGCCTCCAACCCCCGCACGAAGTCCTGGCCTGGCGTCATGGCCAGCACACTTCAGGGCCTCTACGGGAACGGGGGATCCGGGCTGCAGCAGACTTCCCTGTCCGCGACGGTCCTCGCGTCCGGGGACTCGGCCGCACTCGCCGCCTGGACGACCGCCGGCGCCGTCGTCACCCAGACCGGAACATGGGTGCAGGGCGGATCCAAGTACGGGCCGGGCGCGAACTACATCTACAACGACGTCACCGGCTCGACGCTCACGTTCAAAGCGCGCGGCACTGTGGTCAAGATCCACACGGTCGTGGGATCCGGCACCCGCCCGGCGATGCTCTACTCGATCGACGGCGGCTCTGACGTATCCGTTGCCCAGCCATCCGGCACCGCTGCTATCCAGACCACCACTATCAGCGGCCTGTCGGACGTCGAACACACGGTCGTCGTGAAAGTGGGCACCGCGACCACTGGCCAGTTCCTCTCAGTGTGCGGCGTGTCCGGCGAGAAGACTTCCGGCATTGTCGTCCACAACTGCGCCTTGGCCGGAGCCACCTCGGCGACTTACGGCCTCAACGCGACGACCGCGCTGAACGCGGTATGGAACGGGGGCCCAGACTTCCCGGCCGATCTGGCGATCTACACGGCCGGACCCAACGACGCCGCCGCGAACACGACCGGCGATGTGTGGGCGGCGAACGTCGCGAAGTGGATCAAGGCCGTACGGGATACGGGCAGCGCGATGGGGGACACCGACATCATCCTGGCCACCCCCCACCTCGGCACTCACGACGTGACGAACTTCAAGTACCAGGACTACGCCGAGCGCGCCCGCGCCCTGGCCGACGTCTACGGGTGCGCGGTCGTGAACTGGTGGGCCATGGGCCGCAACTCGTGGGCGTACTGGAACGGCCTCGGCTACTGGGGCACGAGCGCCGGCACCGGCGCGGCCGGCACGGACGCGGTCCACATGAGTGACGCTGGCTTCCAGTTCATGGCCGACAGCCTGCTCCCACTGCTCACCAGCTGAGCACGCCCATCCACGCGCTTCACCTTCAGCCTCGCGCCACCAGGCCGGGGCTTTCCCTATGCCCTGGGAGGCACTCATGCCCACAGAGATCGACCCCGCGACGTGGACCAGACGGCGCGGTGCCTGATGGCCACACCGCTCACCGTCACGCAGCTGCTCGCCGCGTTCAAGGCCGAAGGCCTCGCCTACCGCGAGCACACCGGCTGGAAGACCCACAACCGAGAGGCGGCGACGGGCAAGAAGTTCGGCCCCGTGATCGGCGTGCTGGTCCACCACACGGCGGGACACGACGACAAGGAGCTCTGCTACAAGGGCAGGTCCGACCTCCCCGGCCCTCTCTGCCACGCCTGGCTGGGCAAGACCGACGGCCTATGGCTGATCGGCCACGGCCGGACGAACCACGCCGGCTCCGTGGACCTCGACGTCGTCAACGCCCTGCGGGACGAGAAGTCTCCGCTTCCGCCCGACAACCAGACGAACGCCGACGGCAACGACCTGCTGTACGGCCTGGAGATCGAGAACCTCGGCAACGGCAAGGATCCCTATCCGGACGCGCAGTACCGCAGGGCCGTGCTGTGGGCGGCTGCCCTGTGCCGGGCGCACGGCTGGTCGGAGAAGTCGGTCGCCGGGCACAAGGAAGTCCAGCCCGGGAAGATCGATCCGAGCTTCGACATGGACGACTTCCGGGCCGACGTGAAGAAGCAGCTCGCGAGCACGGCGGTCAAGCCCGCCCCAACTCCCCTGCCCAGCATTCCGCGTGTCGACCTGTCCCGGCTCATCGGCGCGGCGAAGAAGGACCCCGCCGCCAAGCAGGGCCACGTCAGCTACATGGCGGGCACCAACCTCACCGAGGCCGCCCTCGTACGGCTCGGCTACCTCGCCAAGACGTACGCCGGCGACGGCTCGTTCGGGTCCACCACGGTCACCGCCTACGCCAAGTGGCAACGCCACCTCGGCTACACCGGCGACGACGCCAACGGCATCCCCGGCAAAACCTCGCTGACTCAACTCGGCACGTCGACAGGCCTGTTCACCGTCACTGCCTGACCTGGAAGGACACACCCATGCCCAGAGAATCCACCAAGCACACCGCGCGCACCGTCCTTCAGACCACGGTCGGTGTCGCTGTCGCGCTGCCCGGCATCGTCGCCGCCTCCGGGATCCCCGCGGCCCTGCCATGGGTAGCCGGCGCCCTCGCGATCGCGGGCGGCGTCGCCCGGGTCATGGCCTTGCCCAGCGTGCAGCAGCTGCTTCCCGGATGGCTGCGTACGGAGGACGGAGCCCGGGAGTGAGCGTGCCCGAAGCGTCCGTAGCGATCGAGTTGGAGCGACTCCGCGGTACCGTCGCTACTGGATTCGCGGAGGTCAAGGGCAGCCTGGCGGTGCTGGTCGAGCGGTCGGATCGCAACGAGCGAGACTTGCAACAGCTCCGCCAGGACACCGAGAAAGACGTCAGCGACTTGCGGACCGAGATAGAGAACCTGAAGAGGAACCGATGGCCTCTCCCTGCCGTCGCCGCACTCACCGGGCTTGTCGCGCTCGGCCTCACCCTGTACGAGATCGCTGGACGCTGACACAAAGGCCCCCTCTCGCTCTGGCGGGAGGGGGCCTTTCGGCGTGCCAGGCTAGGGCCCAGGTGTGACGATCCGCTCGGCCGCATCGAGGGCGAGGTGCCACGGGTAGCCCTCTGGGCGTCCCTGGCCGGGCTGGTTGGGAATGAACCCGCCCTCGCCGTAGAGCACCGTCACACCCATCTCTCGTAGCTCCTCGACGCTCCGCTCGAACTGGCGGTGTTGAACGTAGGCCGCGTTCACACACGGCATCGCCACCGTCGGGATCTGCTTGCCGATCCCCTCGGCGACGACTCCGACCACGAAGTCGTGAGTCAGCCCGAGCGCCCACGAGTTGATGCTGTTGAAGGTGGCCGGCGCGAACAGGATGACGTCCGCCTTCGGCCACACGTCAGGCTCGCCCGGCATTTTGTAGTCGGACCGCACTGGGTGCCCGGTCAGTCGCTCGAGCTGGCCCAGCTGTGAGTCCAGCCAGCGGGCCGCCGTAGGGGTGAGGCCGAGGCACACGTCGAAGCCGCGGGCCTGCGCGTCCTCGATCACCTTCGCGACGTCGGCTACGGGGGGCGCTGCCGAGCCGAACAGGTACAGAGTGGTCAT